TTGTTTATCAGTGGAGTATTGGTTACTTACCTTACATTTCGTACTGCAGAAAACAATCCTGCATCTTACGATATGCTAAAGAAAGGTATTCGCTACAACGCACGTGCAAATGGTGGCGAACATGAGTGATCCAAGACAAGAAGCGCAAGCTGAAGCCGAACGTACAATGGATGGATTTATCCGTTGGACTAAATGGACTGTGTACGCAACAATCGCTTCTCTTTTGATTGTCGGTGCATGTGACTTTGGAAACGAAACAGGACCAAATAGAACTGGATCTCAATATGACGGTAGTGTTTATGATCCACAAAATTTAAATGTAAATAAATGATACGTTGGTATGATTATATAGCAGCATTCATAGTTGCAGACTTAACAGCCGCACTTTTCTTTGGTTTACCAGGTTTTGGTATGGTTGCTGCATATCTTTTAATATTCTATGTTTGGGATTATTATTGCGAATGGCGCAAAGATATGGAATAAAAAAAGGGAGCCATGCGGCTCCCTTAAAGTTTGGTAAGTTGACCTTACTCTTATTAGAATAGGTTAGAGATTGCAACTCTACGGTAGTATACGTTAGTATCTGCTGTAAGAGCACCAAGACCCTGTGTAGTACCTTGCGCAAATGGGTTAGAAACCATGCCGTAACGAGTTTTGAACCCGATTTTTGGCTGGAAGCTGTTCTCACCAACTGCACGTACCATCTGTAGCGGAACGTATGGGCAGTAGAACAGACCCGCGTCAAACGCTGATGTACCTTTGTAGCCTACAACCAAGTAGTTGCCTACTGCATATGGGTCGATGTATACACGGAAGCGACCGTTTAGAACACCTGCGAATGTGTTTCCTGTGTCGTCTACCTGTAGGTTGTTACCTGCGATTGCTGGTGTGTAGTCTAGAACACCCGCCATTTGCAATGCTGATGCAACGTCTGAAGAACAGATAACGATGTTACCTTTACCACGACGTGTATCTTTTGCAATCTGGTTTGCTTCTTGTTCGATTTGGAACATTAGTCCTTTGAACTTCTCAACTGACCAGCGACCGTTTGCATCAACGTCAAGGTCAAAAGTACCTGCAGTAGCTGTACCTGTTGCGCCTGGTTTAGCATTGGTGTAGATTGTACGAACCAATTCACGGTTGATTTCAACTAGAATTTCAGACTGCAAAATGTTTGCAAGTTCTGTTTCAGCATCCAAGCCGTGTACCGCTTTAAGGTCTTGAGCAAGCTCAGTTGTGTACTCAGCTTTTAGCGCTCTTGATCTCGCAGTTACTGATACTTTCTCGATTGAGAACGCCATCTCTGCAAAGTTTGTACCGTTGCCGTCACCTAGAGCTTCAGCTTCAGTTGTTGTCATACCAGTACCGGTTGTGACTGTAGCTGTGTTAGCTTGTGGCAATGTATTTGCGTGAGTACCTGCACCAGAGAAGTCTGTATCAGCTTCGCCGTAGAATGCTTCTGTACCCGCTTGTGATGTTTGACGTGAGCGCATTGCAAAGATCAAGCCTGTTGGGCCTGTCATTGGCTGCACACCTGCGATGTCGTATGCCATTAGGTTTGGCATTGCACGACGTACTAGTGAAATTAGTACTGGATCGTAACCAGCTGTTGGACCAGCTGCTGTTGAATCTGCACCAAAACCGCCTGTAGACGCGTCGTTTGCTGGAGCTTCTGAAAGAAGACCTGTCATAGAAGCAGACAAATCACCTGATTCTACTAAAGCTCTTTCTGTGTTTTCAAGAATTGTCGCAGTGACAGATTTCTTGTGGTTGTCTGTAATTGCAGAAAAAGAATCGTGCTCAAGAATTGGGCCCCACTTTTCTACAAGTGCTTGATAGTTTGACTGTGCCATTATTGTCTATCTCCTTGTTAAATAAGTTCTATCTGGATCTATTTATATAATTTAATTTTTTGCTGATCTTGAGTTAAGAGCATTAACTAAAGCATTGATTGAAGAATAATCTGAAGCTGGAGCTTTCGGTGCAGCTTCTTCTGTGATAATTTCTTCCTCTTCAATTGCTTCCTCTACGATAGGCTGCGCCTTAGCAAAGAAAGACTCTTTCAAAGTTGCAAGATCTGTCTTGTATTCATCAATGTTATCAGCATCAAGTTTTTCAGAAAGAACCTTTAGACGCTCACGCTGGGTGATTGTTAGGTCTTCAGTCATTTCTTCGAAAACTCTTTCAGCTTTTAGTGAAGCAATTTCTGCTTTTAAAGCAACTGATTCGTTAATTGCTTCGTTAGCAGCATCCTTAAGCTCTTCTGCTTGCTCTTCAAGCCCAGCAACTACGTCGATTGTTTCGTCATCAACTTCGATGTTGTGCTCTTCAAACAAGGACTTAAGTCCGTCCATTAATGATTCAGCCATCTCAACTTTAACACCAGTTTCGATTGCTAATTCATTTTCCTTCATCCACTCTTCGACTACATAGTCCAGATATGAATCAAGGTTTTCTACGATTTGATCAACAGAAGCTTCAACTGATTCGTTCATTTCTGCTTCTAGTTCTTCCATTTTTGCTTCAACGATTGCATCAGCTTTAGTAGCTGCTGCTTCATTTACCGCTGCTTCAAAAACAAGAGTAACTTTTGATTTAAAATCTTCTGCAAGGTCCATGCCTTCAAACATAGCAGCAATAGAAGCTTCATGCTCGATGATTACTTCTTCTTCTGTTTCTGCTTCTTCAGCAACTTTACCTTGGCCAGGCGTAACTGCGTCAACTTTATCTGCAGAAGGATCTACATGTTTTTTGACATCAGCTTTTTTCTTAGCAACTGCGCCGCCTTCACCAGTAACTGGCTCAGGGGTTTCTGCTGGCTTAACGCCTTCGCCGCCAGTGCCAGCGACTTTCATTTCGTCTAGCTCATTTGACATATGTTCTACTCCCTATTCTAGTGGTTTATTCTATATGTTTCTTATTTATTAAAAAATCATTTTCTCAGAGAATTAACAAAGCGCTCAAACAATTGAGCAGCAGTGCTTTCGTCCACTTTACGAACGACCCTTCTAACTTCTTTTTCAATAGTTTCCTGAATTTCTTCAATTACTTCTTCAACTGATTCTTGTTGTGGCAACCAATGTCCAGCAGCAATATCATAGTAGTATTCAGTATTTTCCATAATGCCGTTTACGAAGCAATTAGGACCTGATGGATCAGTCACAATATCGACTGTTGCTAAATGGAAATCATCTTGTACTTCCATAATACCTTGGTTTGTTGGTTTAACAGAACCAAGACCGCGAGTAGATACGCCAATCTTTACGCCTTCGTCCATAAATTCTTTTACAATGTTACCCATTGGTGTACCAAGAATTTTGGCCTTACCTAAAAAATTTGATCCGTCTTGTTTCATCTCTGTAATAAGATGAGATACACGATCGCCGTTAATACTTGGACCTTCTGGATGGCCAAGCTCGCCGAGCGCGCGTTTCGTGTCGATGAAGTCTTTTTGGTAACGCTTCATCTCTTTTTGCAAAACCGCTGAAGGATAGATACGGCCATTGCGGTTTTTAAGATCTGCTTGCATGAAGATGCCTTCGATGAAGTAAGACTTTTTGCCAGTCTCTTCATTGAGTTCTGTTAGTACTTGTGCTTCTTCATTTACTTCTGCAATAAGCTTCATATTTCTAATCCTTATAATATCTTTTGATTATATTTATAATATTATTACACGCGCGCATCATAATAGTTCTTAGACAGCTCGCTCCAAGGACCGTCATCATTTCCATCTCCAACCATTCTACACTTTACATAAGTATATTGTGTATTACCGCCTGGTGGAGTAAATGACCTGATTCCGGCTGTAACTGTTCCGTTTGCATCTTCATAGTATTCTCCGGCAGATGGATTATTTCCATACTCCCATTTACCATTAGATCCCGGAACAGTTACCCAAGCCATTATAGTGCTTCCCTTGCAAACCCGCGAATTTCTTCAAAACCAGCTTTATCCATCATCATTACTTTTTGCATTTGACGTTGGTTATTAGCTGACAAATCGCTAAACATTCTGTTTAATAGATCTGCATCCTCTTTTGATACCATAATTTGAGATCCATCTTTTAAACGCATTGGACCTCTTTTTAGTTTAACTGCTTCATCAAGTTCTACTGATTCGAATTTATCTTGACCGCGATCGTCAGTTCTATCATTTCTTGCTTTTTTCATAACTGTACGAGTTTTACCGTCTGGACCAGTTTGAGTTACCGGGCGCTTTAAAGCTGAAGATGTAGTTTCGTCTAGTTCGACTTCTTCATTCTTTTTTTTAGCGCGAAGCATTGCTAGATCATGACCATCGATCTTACCATTTTTGTTAGCATCGATTTTCTTTTGCTTTGCTGTTAGTTCTTCGTCTTTCATTAAACGATTAACGGCAGAATCTACACCTTTGCGACGCTTAAGGAATGTTTTGATTCCTCTTTGACGAATATTTTTATCTTGGCTAGCAGTATCCATACCAGCATCTGCTGAAGAAACTTGAGCTTTTTTGATATAACGACCTGCTAATTCTTTTGAGATTTCGTCGATCTGCTCTACCGATTCATGTTGATAAGGAGCAGGTTTGCTAGTCATTGTATTACGGCCTGGATTTCTGTCTACAACTTCACTACCGCCTTGGCGTTTGTGTACTGAACCAATTCCTTTATGACGCTTTCTTAAACGCTCTTTGTTTGCATCAGCACCTTTTTGTGTAGTTGAACCATATCCACCAACGTGCTGTTTAGTCTGAGCTCGTTTATACTGTGGCATAGCTTTTTTCATATAACGATCAGTCATATCTTTTGAGATTTCATCAATTTGCTCTGATGACTCTTTAAAAACTTCTGGATGAATTTCTTTTGCATCTTCGTGGCTGTCATAGTGCTTGACTAAATACTTTTGAAGATCTTTTTTCTTACCAACGGCATAGGCGCCATGCTTGTGTTGAGCTAAAGAAATATTGTGTTTCTTAGCATTAGCATCGTGGTCGCCCGTATGATCAATGTCAACAGTATAAACTTCTTCGTTTACTGATTCTGGAACCATGCGCTTTTCAGCATTTTTTAAAGGCTTATCGTAATTAGCTTCGCCTTCTTGATCAGCAATACGCTTAGCTTTCGCTTTATCAATCTCACCAGTAAATTGAGCATCTAAAGCAACAGGATGCTTTCTTACTTCATAAGAATGCATATCCTTGAATCTTTTTTCTTCTTCCGGCTTCGGCTGAGCAACCTCTGCTACGAATTTTTTAAAGGATTTCATTTTAAGTCTCCTAGGAATTTGTTTTGATTATATTTATCCATTTATTTCTTTTGAATTCATTGGTGAGCTATTGCTTTGTGTTTCCATATCATCAGGCATTTCTTCATCTTCTGGCTCTTCATTTTCACCCTCAGCAGCAATTTGCTTATCCATATCTTTAATATCGTCTTCAGACATGCGAAGAACATTCTTACGAACCCACTCTCGTGAATAATAAGTACCAATATGTTCTTCAACTTCGCGAAGCGTAGTAAGTCTTTCTTTTGTAATTTCAGCTTCTTTTAATTCATCAAAATAATTATCGGAAATAAAATCGTATCGTATTAAGTTTTTAATTTCATTAAATTCTTCAGGAGTCATAATACCTTTAAGAATTAATTGTTTTTCTAAAATTTGTGTAAAAATACTAGAGAAGCGAGCACGTTGTCTTTTAATAAATTTACCAAATTTCATTTCGTCACGAGTGATCTCAGAAACACGGCCAAATGAGTACATTGTTTCTGGCTCTAAACGAGACAATGGAACTTTAAGAGCTTTAAATAGTTTACGTTGGAAAAACTGAAGCGTAGTATCATCAGTAAGACCTGCTGCAGAACCACCGGCCATCGTATCAACTTCAGTAGAACGTTCACCGCCACGACGAGGGAACCAGAAGTCTTCTGTCATCGTCATCATTTTACGGCTGTCGCTAATTTCACCAGTAGAAGAGTTGTATTGCAACTTATTCTTATGGCGAGTCATCATATCTCTTAGATATTGTTCTGCTTTCGACTTAGGTAAGTTACCAACGTCAATGTAGAAAACTCTTCTTTCAGGAGCTCTTGTAAGAGTATAAATGATTGTCGCATCTTCAAGCATCCTTAACTGGTTAAGAGGTTTGATAGCGCCATGCAAATGAGATAACACAAGCGCATTATTTTCACTCATTTGTCCTGAAGTAATTCTTGCAATAGAATCTTTTGAAATTTTAAGGCCTTGAGTTCCTGACATGCTACTGCCTTTAGAATCTCCACCAAAGCCATTTTCAGAATACATGTAATATTCTGCTTTAATTTTTTTAACAGGTACACCAGAGTGCTGATCTCTGCCCTTTTTATCAACTTCGCGAATAAGTTTTAATTTTCGCGGGTCAACGTAGCGAAGCTCTTTAATACCTTCTTTAATATTATCTTTATCAATAATTACATGATAATTTAAACGGCCATCAACATAAAACTTACTGTAGATATCATAGCCCTGATGACTAAAATCTAATAGTTTTAAAATAGTTTCAAACTCTTCGTTTAATTTATCTTTTACTTTATCAGGCAGATCTGTTTCATCAAGAATAAGGTCTACAATATTTTCATGAGTATCAATATTGATAGATTCATTAACGATTTCATCTACTGCTTGAGCGATTTCAGGGTTCATCGCCATTCCACGGTATTTTGTTACGAGTTCGGATTCTGTTTTAGCAGTACCTTCCATATCCAAGATAGTACTATAGAATCCACCCATCGCATTACCGACGGTGATTGCGCCATCATCGTTTTGTGGCTCGGCGAAAGAGACTGGGATATTATCCTCTTCCTCTTCCGCGCGTTTAATTTCGAAACCAAATAGTTTTGCCACGGATCAATTCTCCATTATATAATAATTATGTAGTTGGAATTCCAGTGTTTCCTTCAACTCTCCATAGATCATATTGGAATGTTACACTGAATTCTTCGATTGAATCAGTTTGAGACCAATCCATTTGAATGCCTTCAATACCCACTGGGAACATACCTTCGAAAATGTATGTACGTAGCGGGGAACCATCTTTACTGTATTGAGTAATTTGGCCTGTAGACTTGTACTGCTGTGGCAACCCTCTTGAGTTTGAATCATGAGAGTTAATGAAGTTCATCCACTCTTCCATAGCGTTACGGATAGCGAAGTCTTCGTCGTTGATGATTGTGACTGTCCAGTCTGCAAATGTTCTATCACCAGCATATTTTACCTGACGGCCGAAGTAAGGTACTGTGTACTGACCTACGACCGATTCAGGAATCCCACCGGCTCTGACCATAAAAGGAACTTTAATATCAGCAGCCGGGTTGATTGGGTTAGTGATTTGACATTGGAAGAGCGTAGGACGTGCACCGCCACCCACGAGTTCTGATTTGAACTGGTTGATGTTAAATGCCATGTGTCTTTCTCCTTTTTAAACTATTTATTAAGCGAGCTGGCCAACGATTTCGTCAAATTCTACGCCGGTTCTTGTAGCAATGAACGATAGTTCAATAACATTGATAGAACGTGCAGGCTTGATAAAGATGCTTGCGCGGAATTTGTTTTGGTCGATCACTTCTGGAGTATTGACTGTAGAGTCAGAAACCACTCTGAAATCAATAATACCACGACGCCCTTGAATGTCACGTAGGAATGGATCAACAATGTTTCTAAACTGCGTTTGTGTAAACTCATCATTGAATTCAAACAAGAAGCCTTCAGCCGCTGTAGCAATTGCTTTCTCAACTGAGATAAACAATCTACGTACATTAATACGGTCAAATGCGCTTGCTGTTCCTAGACCTGTTTTATCGCCAAATAGAACGATACCACGACCTGCTTGTGCCATAACTGGGTTGATGTCTGCAGAATATAGTTGGTCTCTTTGAGCTTTGCCTGGATTCATTGCAAGTTTAACAACATTTTTAATGATGCCCTTACGGAAACCTGCTGGTGATTCAAACACTTCAACTCTTGAAGATAGACCTGCCATATCACCATTCAATGGTGTGTAGCGATATACGTCATTGTACTTGTCGTAACGATATTTGTATCCTGAATCCATGAACCAATACGAAGAGTTCTGGATCTTATTACGATATGTAATAGCATTAGTTACTTTAGCTTGTGTTTTTAGCTCATCGACAACTGCTTCTCTTGATGGTGACAAGTAAGCTACACAATCTTTACGATAATCTACGACATTTGAAATTAGATAATTTGCTCTAACGCCTGCATCATCTGCTTTACCACCTAGAATCATAGAGATGTCTAATTCGTTAGCATTTTTAAGTTCGTCGTAAGCAAATGCGATAGCACTTAGTGCAACGTTAGATTCAGTAGCGCCATCAGCACCACCTTCAAATCTTTCGTAAACTGCTTTTGATGTAGCAGCGGTACCAATTACTGAAGTATTAGCAACTGCGACATAAGCTGATTGATTTTCAATTACATCTACGTAATACTTGCTGCTACCTTGTGGTAGTGTATCACCGTCTGTTGTTGAAAGGTTTTCAAACTTTTCAATGACTGCATCCTCTGTACCAGTAATTTTACCACCTGCGTCGATAACAGCAACGTGGATGTGGTTTGCAGATGGCGCGCCAGCAAAAATTCCATTATGCTGCCACTTTTTAGTCATTTTTAGGTTGTTTAATGATTCTTCTGCAAGAGTATATTTCTTGCTAAATCCGATTGTATACTCATAGAACTGGATGTAGTC